ACACATAGGGCATCGTGCCTGACATTTCGAGGTTACTTCTAAATGGATTTCTTTTATATCTTGATAATTATACATTCTTTTTTGTCATCCGTATGTCTGTAGCACAAAGACAATTTTGTTGTGGGCATATGGTGGGTTTAATGATTTTTGGAATAAATTTTTCCTGTAACTTAGAATCATAGATGTTTAATGGGGTATCTAATCCGAAGAGATTCCTTGCTCCACACATGCCTTGTATATCCCCATTTCGTTCTATTCCTAATCTATCTATACCGAGGTTGCATTCCCATCCTTGAAAATGCTGCCAATCTTTTACTAAAAAATTAAATGTGTCATATTTTACCACATCACCATTATCCAAAATAGCAGAAACGTCAGGTGCAGTATCTTGTATGATTTCCAATTGTTTATAACGATCAATACGATCCTTAGGAGGCATTTTCTTGATTTTTTCAGACATATAATCAATTTGTGTCTGATCAAACGACATTAATTTTCCATCCAGTAAAACTGGTCTGGTTTTCAATAGCCACGGAGTTGGATGTTCTGTTAGTCTATCGGCAATAGATTCGCATCTATTCCAATTCATAGGATCCATAAGGACGGTTCCATTTATTAATACATCAGGTTCATGATTATATATGTAATCCATTACTTCAATAACATGAGAAGGATCACATCTTTCATTATGAATACTGATTCCAATGTCATCAAAGTATCTTGAGTATTCTTGCCAAAATCTTAAAGTTCTAGTTCCATTGGTGCTTAATGAAATTTTACAATCCATTCTTTCATTAAAATGTTCTGCAAACTCTCCTAGATCTGGCCATAGAGTCGGTTCTCCACCTGTTATGTGTATTCTAATATGTTTTTTATTGTGGTGATCTCTGTATATGTTTACAATATGAGACAGGTTCTTTTTAATTAAATTTAAATCTGTGGGAAATCTATAAAGACCATCATTGCAACCATCAAAACAGTAATGGCATTTATAGTTACATGTGGTGCCTACTATAAAGCCTATGTGAAGCCTATCAACTGTGTCATTGTTAATAATTTGTATAGGTTTCATTTCTTACCGATGATCATAAATCTTTTATATAGAGGAAGTTCTAATTCACCCTTCCATAAGACTTTTATGTTGCTTTGTTGTTCAAATTGATCTAAACTATCAGCTGTTCTAATATGCTCGGGTATGTTATAATTATTACTTTGTAATACAAGCAAACTATCTTTAGGAGTATAATTTAACCAACTGTTATATTGTGCCTGTGTAAGATGTTCACAACTTGTATTAATCACTATATCAGCACTCATGTGCATAGGCTGACTTATATCTACTATGCTGGCACGGAATCTACCCTGCATCTCCTCTAGCTTGTTCATAGCTTCTGCAATAGGCTTACAGGTGGGATCAATGTCATAGCTGGCAATATGCGTAATTGGTATATTACTTTGAAACAACATACTAGCTAATACTCCTACCCAACCTGCACATATTTCTATGCTAGATGCTAAGTGTATATGTTTGTTTAAATTATCAATTAGCCATTCTTTACTTTTAAGCTGTCCAGACCAAAAGGCATCCATGGTCCGCATAGGATCTGGACTTTGTCGGATAGCCTGCATCCAATAGTGTAGGTGTTCAGTATCTATTTGCACTTTGGTATTTTACTATCTGCCGAGCTTACACAACTAGGAGTAACGCATATTCTAGGTTTAGATATTAAGTCAAATCCTTCCGTGAGTGTGCCTAATCTGTGATCATGGCAGCTGTATGATCTCTTTACTTCGTTGCCTCTTATTATAACACTTTGATATCCGCTATTACAGGTCCATCCTTGGAATTGATTGAATCCATAGGCATTGAATCTTTCTGCTTGATCAAATAGGTATTCATTATTGTCTGCATCGTATAGTGCTATTTGATAAATTTCTTCGCCTTGTGTTTTTTGCGGAAAGCCAGTCTGCATTATATCAATCATTTCATCAGTGTAACCATCAACTACACGACTAGCAGTAGGATCGCTCTGCGGTTTTAGTGTTACACTAATTCCTCTTTTATAGAATCGTTCACAGCGTTCATACAACTCGTAAAATTTTTCCGGCACCATAACTTGGTTGATTGTGACATGAACCAGTTCATACATTAATTGTAGACATTTGTCTCCGAATTCCTGTTCCTTGGCGAACTCATCATGATAGCTGGCCGTGATACTTCTACGCTGTAACAGCTCTGTGTTCCGGCACCATGTTCCCCACCATTTGCTGCCGGGGCTGAGATTGGTGGTCATGTGTATGCTTTGGTATGTGCTTTGTTTTTCATCTAGATGTTTGACCAGGTCTAGGAGATTTTTATAAGCAGTAGGTTCTCCTCCGCTGAAACTCCAATGGAACTCAGTGAATCCATTTTGTCGGGCTTGACGTTTGATCTCATCGATTGTTTGTTTATAAACTTCTAGACTGGCATAATCAGGATTATCTGACCTAGCATACGGCCAACAATAACTACAGTTGTAGTTGCAGAACCTACCCAGGATCCAACTCACGGCAAACAAGGGTTTGGTTAACATAGTTCGTTGTCCAAACCGGACTATATGTTGAAACGGAATTTCTTGAAAGTTTGTAGTCATAATATGCTACTATTTAATCACTAAGGGGTTGTGTTTCAACAAACAAGGTTATATAATAAAGTTGTGGTCGTGAGTGGAATAGGCAGACCTCCCGCTAGTCCCATAGGCTAGAGAGGGGACGGGACGATGAGTATAACTCGCAGTCTTTGTAGGTTCGAAACCTACCGACCACACCAATATTATAAGGAAATAAAATATGCCAACAGTAGAACAATTAAAATCACAGTTTGAAGAGTTTCTAGCAGAAGATGCTAAATTTACAGCAGGCAATGGAGCCGCAGGCACCCGTGCTCGCAAAGCCCTGCAGGAAGTAGCCAAATTAGTCAAGGCTCGCCGAAATGAAATCACCGAAGAAAAGAATGCCCGCAAAGAAGCCAAAGCAGCAGGCAAGTAATATGGGCGATCAAGACAACACAGTTGTTCTTGGTACAGGTATTGGCGCTGGCACCGGTTATATATCTGGGGGAGCCGGCACCGATACCATTACTTTCGATAGTTCTATATGGTCGAATAGCTCAGTGACTATACCAAACGGCGGGTATATTACCAGTACCGGTAGCACCACAGTTCCATACACTATCACTACCACAGGCACAGGAACTGGCTGGTATCAGAATCCCTCAGTATCCATAGACACAGATGGAATGAAGATCAAAGAGGGCGGTGATATTAAAATTGGTGACAAAAGCCTGACCAAAGCCATTGAACAGATCGAAGAACGGCTAGGCATATTACATCCCAATCCTGAACTAGAGGACCGTTGGACACAATTAAAAGAACTGCGTCAACAGTATATGGAATTAGAAAAAGACCTTCTTGAAAAAGAAAAGCTGATGAAAATATTAAAGGAATCATAATGCATGTTCGATTACTCAGTTACAGTCAACCCACACAGGAATTCGCAGATCTGGGCCTCACAGATGCACAGGAACTCATTGCGTATTGCGCCCGTGTCAGCAATCCCTCCAATCAATTCAACACAGACACAAGCGAGAAACTCATCAGATACTTGGTCAAACACCAACACTGGTCGCCACTCGAAATGGTGTCAGCCTGTATTGAAATCACTACCACCCGAGACATTGCACGACAGATCCTTAGACATCGTAGTTTCAGCTTCCAAGAATTCAGTCAGCGATATGCTGACCCTACTAAAGACCTGTCGTTTGTATTGCGAGAAGCACGAAAGCAAGATCCAAAAAATAGACAAAACTCAATCGCACTTGAACCAACACTCGGGGATGCGTTATTACAAGATGAATGGAGAGACAAACAACTTGAACTCATCGCATTGGCAAAAGAAGCCTACGAGTGGGCTATCGGTAAAGGCATAGCCAAAGAACAGGCTCGTGCTGTGTTGCCAGAAGGACTCACAGAAAGTCGCTTGTATATGAACGGTACGCTACGTTCATGGGTTCATTTTATTGAACTGCGTTCAGCGAATGGCACACAGCTAGAACACCAACAAGTGGCCAGGGCCTGTGCAAAAGTAATCTCAGACATCTTTCCAATGACAGAAAGCCTGGTTGCAAATGGATAAGGAATTCAAAGACTTCTGCGAAAACTATGAAATCAGTGTTCTAAACGATTCTAAACGCAGGGCACGATATCATCCTCCCAAGTTCTTTATGGATCCGGAACGTGCAGACATCATCCGAAACGATGTCATAGAGTATGAAACTGAGAGGGTCTTTACTATGGAAATACCTGAAGGTAGATTAAAGGCTCTGATAGAACTAGAACGTCGTTTCTTTAAAATGCAACGCCATAGCCAAGGCGAAGTTGACATGTTTCAAATACTAATGGAAAAAGAAAGAGAAGAATCATACCTTCGACAAACCAATTCCTCTGTCCAAACCGCCTATGAGCAGTATTCAATCATGCTCAATTTGGCAGGATACCAACGGAAATTTTGAATCATTTTTGAATCATCTTGACAGGTTTTATAAAATATCGTATAATTAAAGTGTTCAGCAGAATAATCTTTAAGGAATAACAATGCGTAGTCATTATTGGACTTGTTCAAAATTTGCCGATTGGCTTCGTGGCACCACGAAGTTAAAAGCAGGCACCAGTGAAGAATGGCACGAATGGGAAGAACGAGCCAAATCAGCGTATCCTATCCGTTGGTGGTTAGCTGAAGAAGGGTTAGACTATGTTCAAAACTTTGTATACTATATACCGGATCGACTAAATGATGTTCGCTACTATATTAATAACCGTTGGGTTTCTCACAGCCATCGTCTTACCGCACATCCTAGAGACATCAAACCTGGTTCTTGGCAGGATGTCGGCAATCGCTTTTTGCCTTGCTTGTTCAATGAGCTTGTGGATTTTGTTGAAGTAGAACAGGCCTGGCACTATGTAATGTGGAATCCTGAAGAACAAAAGAAATACAATGTTCCCTGGTATCGCAGTGGTTGGCTTCGCTGGCGCACCTGGCGCTGTCCAGAAGCAGGTATGGCCTACTTAAATTGGGCCAGTGCTTTGACCAACGAAGAGTTTTTGGAAGAAGGTGAAAAGCATCTAGCCGAACCTACCTATCAAGCCGAAGCCGCTAAAGAGATTATTGAGCTTTACACTTGGTGGACCGTTACCTATCGCAATCGCCCAGATCCATATGAAGCCAGTGGGTGGACTGCGGTATGCGAAGAAAACCGGATCGCCAACGGCGGGCGTTTAAGTTTTGGCATTGAGAAAGATCCTGTTCTTAAAAAGAAAAGTGATAAGGCACACAAGCTTCTCCAAAAAATAGAAAAGGATTATGCCAAAGAAGAAGAAGAAATGATGATTCGCCTAATTAAAATCCGTGAGAGCCTCTGGACCTAATCATGAAATCTTCGGCATTTAGAACTTGGATAAGAGAGTTGTGGTATGAAAACTGTGAAGAACACTTCCAGGCCAACCTACCTAAATATTCACATGAAGAATATTTTCACAAGTTTAAATGGTGGCTGAAGAGAGAATATAAACACAAAAGGATAAAAGATGCTGTTAGATGATGGTAAAACCCTAGAAGACCTTTACGAAAAATACATGGCCTTCAATCGAGTCATGTTAGAGACGAATTCTGCAGTAGAGATAGCATCTATATTAGTAATACAGGGTTTGACCTTTTATAAAACAGTGATGAGCGAAGAAGACTATCAAAAAATGATCAAAAGCATTTTTGACCGAAGAGATCAGGTAAAGACATTGTGAAAGCACAAACTCCAGCAGAGGGTATCTTAAAGCGCAGTGAATGGGGTGACTCAAAGAGTTACCAAGTTACCTGCGAGTGCGGTGATTCCAATCATGATCATAATGTTTGGATAGAAGCCGACGATGTCAATATCACCGTGACAATTTATACCACAGCTAAAACCAAATGGTGGTCTACTAATAGATGGAAAACTATTTGGATTTTGCTGACTAAAGGTTATGTTGAATATGAAGCAGATTTGATTATGCGTAAACAACAGGCTCTTAACTATGCAGAAACACTAAAGAAAGCGATCAAGGATGTCGAAGAATTTAAGCAAAAGTCCTGAAAGACACACTTTCCAAAAAGAAGGTTATGTCAAACGCCAGGCTGAAAAAGGTGAACCTGTCAACAAAGACTACCTCGACTGGTTTGAAAAAATCTTAGAAGAACACAATCACAAGTTCGACGACCCCCAAAGCCGTGTGCGTAATATGGAGTATGATCTCTTGACCACAGATTGGATCTTGGAGAAAGTTCGTGCCAGCGAGACCTATGCACAGAATTTATATGCGGCCATGTGCAATAACGGGTTCATTAAATTGGAAGTCATTCCTGTGCTCAAAGGTGAAGAATGGAGTTGCTCATGGCGCTATGCTGGTGGCATAATCGCAGACATGCGGCAAGAGGGTGACTACATAGATTGGTATTGTAGTGGTATTGCTGGTGGGGATGAACCTGATGTCTATCTCGAAGGCCATGATTTGAAACGCAAGAGCTATGTGCCAGAAGGTTGTATCACCGACGAGATCCGGACAGATCTCCAACGTCTTGGCTGGGCAGTGGCGCCCGGTGGAGATTGGGAAAAATTTGACAAGGAGACAAGTGAATCAAAATGACCTGGGAACTTTACGAAGTCTGGGGTGTGGATGAATCTTTCCACGAAGAACTGTTAGAAACAACAAGCAGCAGAAAAGAAGCCATGGAGCTCGCCGAAACTAATTTGGGTTTAGGATATCTTCAAACTATAGTATACAGAGAAAACGAACATGGCGATTTGGAAGAAGTAGAACGATTTGAACAAGGTTGACAACTTGACTATTTGGTGTTATAATATTTGTATTGTTAACCAGCAAGGAGTGAATCTAAATGGCAACTAAACTCAAAAAAGCCAGTATCGCCATACGTCAAAACAAAGCTCGTGATCTAAGTCCCAAATGGGATAATCATGAGTCTATGACTGCTGATCAGTTCAGCAAACATTTTAGAGATTCTATGACCTGGTATCGTCTTGAAAGCTCAGGTAAAGAACTCAAGCCAAAAGTCATAAATTGGATGAGCGGTCAAGGCTATCCCAAAGACATTATCAAAGCATTCAAGGATACCAAAGATAATCGTTGCTCTATCACCGTGGGTGCCATAGCTGCCAATCTACTCAAAGGTATGCCTGCGCATCGTCAAGATTTCAACGAAGGTCGCAACACCGCAGAATGGCTGAGCAAGAGTATTGCTACCATCATCGAAGAAGGTAAAAACGACGAGCAGGAAACAGAAGAAGACCAACAGGTCAAACCAGCTGTGTATACACCTAGTATCCAAGAACGACTGCGTGAAGTTGCCGTGGGCATGACTGTGGAAATCGAAGATGCTATCGAATCATTTCAAGAAGATCCCGACGCATTTGATCCCAAGGCATTTAAAATCCTAAATCTCTTGCGTGGTAAACAGGTCAAGGCCGCTCATGCTCGTGTTATCAAGGATTTCTACAAACGCAATCACGATGAACTAGTTGAAGCTGCTACCACCAAAGACGAACAGCTCAAAGAAGGTTACAGCCATTTGAGCAAGGCCAACTTGAAAAAGATAACTGGTTTCTACGCTGATATTCTGTCAGCCTGCGACATGCTGGCACAAGAAGCCAAGATAAACAAAAAACCTCGAGCTAAGAAACCCACCGACAAAGCCAAATTAGTGGCCAAAATGAAATATCTCAAACAGGACGACAAATTAAAGTTGGTTTCTATCAGTCCTCAAGATATCATAGGCAGCAAAGAACTTTGGGTTTTCAATATCAAAACACGCAAACTAGGCAAGTATATTGCCTCAGAGTTCGCAGATCTTGGGGTAAAAGGAACTACCATTACAGGTTTTGATGAATTTAAGAGTGTGGCAAAAACCCTGCGCAAGCCAGAAGAACAGCTAAAAGAGTTCAAAGCAGCCGGTAAAGTAGCTCTCCGAAAGTTCTTAGATGATATCAAAGCAGTAGATATCAAGCTCAACGGACGTATCAACGAAGATACAGTTCTGTTAAAAACACAATAACAAAGTAAATACTCAGTAAAAGCAGGCTTCGGCCTGCTTTTTTGTTGGCGGATAAATATATTACTATGAGCAATATAAATCAAATCTTAGCCGCATTAGCAGATGAAATCCAAGGAATAGCACAACGAGGTGCGCCTGATCCTAAAGAAATCGCACGTAAATTACCTTTGAGGTCCCTAACCGGAGATCATATAAACGGCGGCACTATAACTGATTTTGCCAGCACAGGTATCAAAGATACAGCTACTAAAACCCAACTAAAAATTGATGAGTTTGGTGTCCATGTTAAAAACCTATTTGTAGAAAACATAGATAATCTACAGGTAAATGGCACTCTAAAAACTCGAGTATTAGAAGTAGACGAACTCAAAGCTGATATAAAATTTGAAAAAAACACCCCAATAGTCTTCGGCAGTGATGACCTCGATGGTAAAGGTCTACTATGGGCTGGCAAGGGTTATACCAAACAACTGGTATTCTTTTCAAACCCAGATAGGATTTTTATGTCGGAAAATCTCGATCTAGGCAAAGGCAAAGGAATCACAGCTAATAATATCCGGCTGCTGGACGAACAAGAATTAGGTCCTACTGTTACAAAGAGCAGCCTTAGACAGGTAGGTCGTTTGCAGGGATTGATTGTTGACGGTGATATTTCTGTGAGTCAATATCTTTCATTCAAATCAGAAACCAATAGGTTGGGACTTGGCACAGAAGATCCCAATGCTGCTCTCAGCATAGTCGACGGTGACGTTGAATTGGTTTTTGGAACCAAGGACACAGTCAAGGGATTCATAGGAACCTATGCTAGCCATAATCTAGAAATTGGCACAGACAACACAGCAAGAATCATTATTAGCACCAGTGGCAATATCAATCTAGGAAATCCAAAAATTGCTCCTGTGCAGGTATCTGTGCATGGCAAATTGTCTGTGAGAGTAGCAACTCCGGATCCGGAAGTTGATCTACATGTGAATGGTCCTGTGAGATTTAACAACAAATTACAAACAGTGGGTTCCTCATATCCAACTAGTGGATCTTACAATGCCGGTGACATCGTATGGAATTCAACTCCCCGAATCAATCAGTATGTGGGATGGGTCTGTGTGCAGGCAGGTGCTCCAGGACTTTGGGAACCATTTGGAAAGATTGGGAATTCTTAAATGACTAATAAAATCAATCAACTAACAGACCTATTGAAAGATATCTTAACTGAAGGCAAAGACATCGACACAGCAGAGTTCCCATACATCAACATATCTGGAGATATCGAAGGCAAAGGAATTCTTTGGTCTGGTCAGGGTTATAAGAAACAATTAGTATACTTCAGTAGGCCGGATAGATTTTTTGTTTCAGAAAATATCGATCTAGCCAAAGATAAAAGTATTTCTATCAACAACGTAAAGATACTAGACGAAACAGAACTAGGACCTACCATCACAAAAAGCAGTCTACGAGAAGTAGGCAGATTAAAGGGGCTGATCGTAGATGGCGGACTCAGCGTAAATCAATATCTAGTCTACGATGCTGGAACAGATAGATTAGGCATCGGCACAGATCAACCCAAGTCAACAATTAATATCATAGATCAAAACGTAGATCTAGTTATTGGATCAGCTGATATAAACACCGCAAGAATTGGCACTTACAACTACACCGGTCTAGAACTAGCCACTGACAATACCCCTAGAATATCTATCTCTGCAGGTGGCAATATCATCATAGGAAATCCTGCAACAGGTGATTCCAAAGTCAGTATCATAGGTAGTCTAGGAATCAATATACAAAATCCAGATCCTAGGAGCAGACTGCATGTTAATGGCGCATTAAAATTCAATGACAAACTGCATCTAGGTGGTAGTGAACCTCCTGTGTCAGGAGCTTTCAACCAAGGAGACATAGTGTGGAATGATTATCCAGCTCCTGGAAAATTCGTAGGTTGGGTATGCACCAAGGCAGGTAGTCCTGGTCTATGGAGCGGGTTCGGAAGAATTGAATAATGCCCAAAGCCGTGGTGATTGGCAACGGCGAAAGTCGCCGAGATATAGATCTCGAAACATATAGATCAACGCATATCCTGATAGGTTGTAATGCCATTCACAGAGATATTACCGTAAATCATCTAGTCTGTTGTGATAGAAGAATGGCTGCAGAAGCCACAGAGAATCCATCAAACAAAGACACATTGATATATGTGAGAACTCATTGGTTTCATTATTTCAGGAAAATACAAAAAAATAAAAATATTAGACCATTGCCAGATCTACCATATAAAGGTGAACTAAAACGTGATCATCCCGATCATTGGGGCAGTGGTGGTTATGCTGTGCTATTAGCTGCTGTATTGGGTTTTCATGAAATAGAATTGATTGGATTCGATCTGTATCCTATCGGTCACACTGTAAACAATATCTACAAAGGCACAGACAATTATAGCCGACCAGAATCACAACCGGTAGATCCCAGTTATTGGATATATCAGATAGGTCAAGTTTTTACTAATACGGATATCAAATTTGTGATTAGGAATCATCAGCATTGGCAAATTCCCAAGGAATGGCAAAAAAATAATGTGACATTTGTTGCATTATAAATAACATTATAGTAAAATACATCTATAGAGGACTTTAATGACTTTCACCCCTCTCTAAATATTCTGCAAGTCATCAAACTTACTCGCTTGATTTACAGGAGGCAAGAGATGGCGAAATATCTTTCAACAAAAACTTACGGCAACGACAGAGGTCTTAGTTGCTGCTTCAGACAATGGCGTGCCACACATAGTCATTGCTCAACACTACACGGTTACTCAATCGGCATTAAACTTGTATTCGAATGTGACACATTAGATGACAAGAACTGGTGTATGGACTTTGGCGGACTCAAAGAATTCAAATCGTGGGCAGACTGGATGTTTGATCACACTTTGGTGATAGCTGAAGACGATCCATTGCTAGATCGATTTAAACTGATGTCGGGGTGGAGTTCAAATCCAGAACATGATGGCAAACCAGATCGTGTTCAGGTGGAACCTTATCGCAGACAGGGAATCTGTGACCTGCGCATAGTGCCTGGGGTGGGCTGTGAAATGTTTGCCAAGATGTGCTATGATAAGATGTCTGACCTATTGGCCACAGGCGATCTCCGTTATCCAATTAATCCCACAGTAAGAGTCAAATCGGTTGAAGTATTTGAACATGCAGGCAATTCTGCAACCTATGAAGGCCAATGAAACAAATATGGAGACTATGGGCTAAGGCACTCGGCGAAAAGGCAGGTGCCACTGACAGCGAAGCTGATAAAATAGCATTCTTCCGCACAGTAATAGTTCTCACATATATCATCACAAACTGTTTTATTATTGCTGGTGTGATACGACACTGGTAAATATTAATATGCGCACATTTAATATCAATAGAATAGTAGCCTCTAATGAGAATAAGATATTTCTCATAGCAGGTCCATGCCAGATCGAAAGTCTAGATCATGCTGAACAAATGGCTGGATCTATCAAAGAAATCTGCGATGATTTAGATATAGATTTCTTGTATAAAAGTAGTTTTGATAAAGCCAATAGATCAAGTATCTCAACCAAAAGAGGTCCGGGCATAGACCAGGGACTAACCATCCTTAACTCTATCAAACATGTTTTTGGAATACCAGTGCTGACCGATATACATGAGTCATATCAAGCGCAGTTGGTGGCAGATGCAGGCATAGATGTTATACAGATTCCAGCTTTTCTTTGTCGCCAGACAGATCTATTGCTGGCTGCAGGATCAACTGGGTGTGTGGTGAATGTGAAAAAAGGACAATTTCTGGCTCCTCAGGATATGAAAAACGTAGCAGAAAAAATCGCATCTACTGGAAATCATAGGATAATGTTGTGCGAAAGGGGATATACTCATGGATATAACAATCTCGTTGTGGATATGCGTAGCCTACCTATTATGGCAAGCACCGGGTATCCAGTGGTCTTTGATGCTACTCATAGTGTCCAACAGCCCGGAGGGCTGGGATCAGTCTCCGGAGGTGATCGCACTATGGTCCCGTTCCTTGCTCGGGCAGCAGTGGCCACCGGATGTCTAAGTGGTGTGTTCATGGAGACTCATGAAGATCCAGATCATGCTCCCAGCGATGGTCCTAACATGATACCTTTACATCAGTTAAAAACAATACTTGAAGATTTAGTGGCCATTGATGGAATCGTTAAAAGAAGAACGTAGACGCCTCAAAGCAGAAAAACGTGCAGCCAAAGAATCCTCACGTGAATCACGTGAGATTACAACTCCCTCTATCATTACCGATGAAAAGATCACTGTGCTGTGTGTGAGGTTTGGCAACAAGTATGGAAAAGAATATGTGGAGCGTCTGCGAAACATGGTCTCTCGGCATATCACAGTGCCCTATGAATTTGCCTGTCTCACAGACGATCGGCATCCTATAGAAGGTGTAAGAACTGTATACCAACCCAATGCCAATTATCAAAAGGGTTGGTGGCACAAAGTTCATATGTTTGATCCTAACCTACCTCTGGCCGGAAGGATTTTGTATTTGGACCTTGATGTGGTTATCTGCGATAACATAGACAAACTGGCAGAGTATAAAACAGATTGTTTTATAGGCATACATGATTTTAACAGGAAATTCTATCCCTCTTGGCAGTATCTGAATAGTTCTGTGTTAGCATGGAATCACGGATCGGAAAATTACATATGGAATAAATTCAAGGAGAAGCCCAGTGATGCACAGCGTCTACAGGGAGATCAAGATTGGATTTGGAAATTAGCCAAGGATCGTGTAAAATTTTGGCCCAAAGATTGGATCATGAGCTACAAGTGGGAAATAAGATCTAAAGAAGAATTGATCATGAATAACGGGCGTAGACTATTTAAAACTGTCCGAGACGATATTGAAATCCCAGCAAACTGCTGTGTGGCTGTGTTCCACGGTGAACCCAATCCTTTAGATGTCCAGGATAAATTTGTTATTGACAACTGGCGTTAAAGATGTTATACTAGTAGTATGACATTTACTACACACCAAAGTCAAATTCGTACAATCGCTCAAGACGATCCTCGTTTTCGCATTGTTGACAAGTTTACGACCTGTGGCAGAGCAGGATTCGAAATTTCAAAACAATGCCCACGAGAGTACGGATTGATTTTATCCGAATGTATCGATCGTGGCTGGATCAAACCTGTGGCCTATATGACCGAACGTGAACTTCTTATTGCAGGATTATCTAATGGTTAAACGCATAGGCTTTGCCTGCAAGTGGATCAACGATCCTTCCGAAGTTGACGGAATGAAAATAAACGCACGAGATCGAGACTTAAATACAGGGGCTACCACAGTTAGGTGGCTGCGTGAACATCCCCAAGAAGCAGAACAGCGACTTTGGGATCTAATGGAAAGAAATATTGAAGCCTGCTACAAACTAGTAGAAAGGGTAGGAACACTGGATGAAGATCTTAGAATGGTACGACTCTCAAGTGATATACTTCCTGTATACACTGAGCCTAGTTGGAAATGGTATTGGCGGCAACATCACGTCAGAGCCTTTGCAGAAAAAGGATTTGCCCGAGTGGGTGATTTGGCTAGGCAGAATCGTGTTCGCCTCAGTTTTCATCCTGGTCAGTTTTGCGTGTTGGCGTCTGATAATCCTGACATCGTAGATCGTTCAATAGAAGAATTTGAATATCATGTGGACATGGCTCGCTGGATGGGCTATGGTCAAACCTTCCAAGATTTCAAGATCAACGTGCATATCGCAGGCAGACAAGGACCTGCTGGTATAAGATCTGCTCTGTCGAGGATGACACCCGAAGCAAGAAACTGTCTTACTATAGAAAACGATGAAATGACCTGGGGAATTGAACACAGCATTGAATTAGTCAATGACTGTGCTTTGGTGCTAGACATACACCATCATTGGATAAAAACTGGAGAATACATTGAAGCAGATGATGATCGTGTTAAAAGGATTATTGACAGTTGGCGTGGTGTGCGGCCTGTTATACATTACAGTGTATCACGGGAAGACTGTCTTATTGAGCATCCCAGACACATCCGCCCCGATCTTCCGGCCCTCTTAGCACAGGGCTATAAAAAGTCTAAACTCAGAGCACATTCCGAATTTTATTGGAACACAGAGGTAAATGCTTGGGCTGTGGGGTTTAGAGACAGCTTCGACATCATGTGTGAAAGCAAGGCCAAGAATCTAGCCAGTTTTGCACTCTACGAAGAAGCCAAAAGAATTAGTTCGCCTTTGGCTTGCGACCACGCTTCGGCGCTGCTTCTGTCTTAGGTGCAGCAGGCTTCTTGGCAGGGGCTCTTTTCTTGGGAGTTTTGACAGCGATAGATTTAACCACAGCTTCAGTGGCCTGTTCTGCAACTGGTGTTGGTTCAACCGCTGGAACAGGTGTTTCAACCTTGTATGGTGCTTCTGGTTGAGGCGCAGCCTCTTTCTTAGCACCAAAAAGTTTTGCCAATAGTTTTAACATGGAATTTCCTCCTTAGGACTTTTATTTAGCGGTAAATACTGTTATGGCCCTACATTTTATTAAAAGTTTAACTGAAACAGCAGATCGGCGTGAGCTTCATCAAGATAAGTTGAAATATGGAAAAGATCAACTTGAACCTGTGATGAGCGAAGCCACCATCAAATATCACTATGACGGCTTGGCTGCCAAGTATTCAGAAAGATACAACAAAGGCGAAGGAGATCCTGATTTCAATTACGGAGGTGCTATGTTGCACAATATCTTCTTTGCAAACTTGACCCCACCCAGAGCTGCTAATAAACCAGAGGGGCTCAGTAAAAGTCTCATAGATGAAAAACACGGCAGTTTTGACAAGTTCAAAGAAGCCTTTGAAAAAGAAGCCATGGCTATACAGGGCAGTGGCTGGCTTTATATGGACAAGGATGGAGAGATTAAAACTATCCGTAATCATGAATATCGTAAGAATATGAAGATTGCGCTATTGATAGATTGGTGGGAACATGCCTGGGCCTTAGACTATCAACAGGACAAGGCCAAATATCTCAGTAATATTTGGCGTATCATCAACTGGGAAGTTGTTGATATTAGACTACAAGGAGGTTAAATGGCTTATTCAGATAAAGTTATAGATCATTATGAAAACCCTCGCAACGTAGGCAGTTTTGATAAAAATGATCCAAATGTTGGCACAGGTATGGTCGGTGCACCTGCCTGCGGTGATGTAATGAAATTGCAGATTAAGGTGAATGATGAAGGTATTATCGAAGATGCGAAATTCAAAACGTATGGGTGCGGTTCAGCGATCGCAAGTTCATCACTCATTACGGAGTGGGTCAAAGGTAAGACGCTGGCAGAAGCAGGATCTATTAAGAATTCTGAGATTGCCGAACATCTTGCACTCCCCCCAGTTAAAATACATTGCTCAATTCTTGCTGAAGACGCGATCAAAGCGGCTGTAAATGATTATCGTAACCGACACGGCTCAAAAGAAAATCAAGCAGTTGCTTGAACGTCGTGGTAAGGGCGTAGGAATACGTTTGGGCATCAAGACCACAGGCTGTTCAGGCTTGGCCTATACTCTCGAATACGTAGATGAATACACAGCAGAACAGGGCGTAACCAACTTTGCTCATCCTGAATTCTGTGTTCTTGTAGATCAAAAAAGCCTTGTGTATATGCAAGGACTCACAGTAGACTGGGTGCGTAATGGACTTAATGAGGGTTTTGAATTCCAAAATCCCAATGAACGAGATCGCTGCGGTTGCGGTGAAAGTTTTAGAATTTAGACACAGGCAATTCAACACTGGCTGGTAAATCCCAGATCTTTTTCTGTTCCACGCCCTTACGCTGGGCAAATCTTTTAGAATCACATCCAGAACAGCAATGAAAATAATTATTGCTTAGTCTCTTACGCTGTAGATGTTTGAGATCTCTTGAAAAAATACAATCGCAGTTATCACATCTCAAGACCGCCAAGGTCTTTTTTCTTTTGTAGACATGTTCTTGACCGCATTTACTGAGTCTAAAGTATTGATTTTCTTGTGTTTCTATCCTAATGAACATTGTGTATTTACATAAGGCTTATAAAACTTTGGGCTAAATATTAGAGCATTTGCTCATTCTAGGATAAAACATGGCACGTAGAATAATTGATATTGGTGCAGTCGGCAATGACGGCACCGGTGATAGTATAAGAGATTCTTTCCGAAAAGTCAATGATAATTTTAGAGAGTTATACAGCTCTCTTGGATTAGGTGAAAGGTTACAGTTTATAGGACTGGAAGATGCACCTAGTTCATATGTAGGACAAAACGATCCTGCTACTGGCAGCACTCCTGTCGTAACCATTAACAACACAGAATCGGGATTAGCATTTAAACGACTAGTGCCAGGAAATGGTATCAGCATTGATTTCACCACAAATCCCAATCAAATAACTATCAATTCGGATTTTGCATCTATTTCAGCTGATCCTAATCCTCAACTGGGAGGAAATTTATCTCTACGGTCTGGCGGAAATCAATTCAGAGTTTTAGATGCAGGAACCACTATCAGTCCTTTACAACCTATATTCAAGCATGAATTGGTAAACAAGGCCTATGCAGACACCAAAATCGCCAAAGCCGGGACAGAAGCCATAGATCCTGCAACAGGACAGGTAGATTCGGCTTTTGGTCGTATGAGTGGACCTCTGATACTTTCTAGAGATCCCGAACCCCAAGATGATGAAACCTATGGAGGTTTGATAGCAGTTACCAAAAGATATGTTGACGGCTCAGCTTTTGGTAGCAGTGTAAATTTATACGTTGCCTTGTCAGGACAAGACTCGAGACCGGGCGTGCCAGCAAACATCCAAGGTCGAGCCTTGGCCTATGCATATAGAACCTTAGAAGCTGCGCTTAGAAAGGCTGAAGAACTGGTTCTAGAAGCCAATGTGCAGATAGGTCCCTATAAAAAGGTATTGACCTATGGCGGTGGTCTATACGAATGTACCTTGACCTCTATTGAATCTTCTCCTGCTTCTGGTGCTAATTTCGCAGGATATCTAAAGATGAGTGTGGACACTGTGACTATTAACAGTGTAGGCACCAACTATTACCCCGGAGATATCTTAGAAATACAAGGCGGAACTATTCCCACAGGTGGTGGTAAATGCTATATTCAGGTCTTATCTACCATCACAACACCGGGAGCTATTTTAACTTATAAAATAATTTCCAGTGGATCCTACACCGCGTTGCCGGGATCTACTGCTAGACCTACAGTAATTTCAACGTCTGCTGCTCCTGCAGGAATCGGCGCTATAGGCTCCGGAGCTACTTTTGATCTAACCTACAGAGTAGCTTCGGTAACAATCACCAATGGCGGCACTGGATATTCTTTGGTATCTGTGAGAATTTCAGGTGGAGGAGGTAGTGGTGCTTTTGGAACTGCTATCGTTACTGCAGGTGTTATCACCAGTATCACCATCAATGACAAGGGATCTGGATTTACCAGTCTGCCAACCTTAAACGTGGATCTGCCTAGATTCTTGATCTATACAGCAGGCCAACGCACAGACTTTACCGGCGACGTGGTTACTAATACTGCAGAAGCTGCCAGAGGCAGAGATATCAGAGAGGGTCTATATCTAAGAGGTGAAACCTCAGGTGCGTTGGCACAGATACTTTCACATCAAGGAGCTTTGGAAAGCGGCGGTAATGAGATATTTGATGTTGATATTAAATCTGGATCTTTCCAGACTGGTGAAACCATATCATACGGCGACATTTCCAAAGACATACAGATAACAGTATTAGTGGAATCAGGCGAATACTATGAAAATTATCCATTAAAACTTCCTGCCAACACTTCTATTGTGGGAGATGAATTCCGACGAGTGATTTTCCGTCCTTTACCCGGAACTTCTAGTTCTCCATGGGCCTTCCAAAAATTCCGTAGAGATCTAATCATTGACGGAATAGCTGCTACTGATGCTACCACAGAGTTTGCTTACCACTATCTACAAGACCCAAGCCAACCTGTATATCCCAAGATATCAAACCCAGGAGCATATTCTGCTGCTGCTGCATTAATTACTCTGAATAGAACGTTCCTAGCAGAAGAAATTATTGCATGGATGAACTACAACGTTTTAAATTCAGTGGCACCATTTGGCGCAGGATTTATTTATGATCAAACAATATGCAAGAGAGATGTAGGACTACTCGTAGACGCTTTTGTTTTTGATTTGAAGTATGGCGGTTATAATAGAACTATTTCTGCAGGTCTAAAATACTATCAAAGCGCCAGTGCTTTGATTGCCATAACCACACAACTGTCAGAATATCTAGCTGTGTTGACTCATCTAGAGAGTTTGATGCTGGACATTATTGATAACACAGTTATCATTCCGGTGAGAAACACCATATATGACCAAATCATAGATCCTGCATATCAAGCAGAATCTGGATCTGACACAGTGATACATGACCTTATACTGGCACTCAAGGATGTCATAGACGGTTCAGGATCGGTGAATTATCCCAAAGAAAACCAAGAAATGGATGTGTTCTTGGCCAACGATGCAGTGCGTTGGCAGGCGATCAGTGCTATAGGCCATGGTGGATTCATGGGTGTGCTTGATCCAGAAGGACAGATCCTTTCAAGATCTCCATACTTCCAGGAAGCTGCGTCTTTTTCAAGAAGCAAAGACCGCCAGGTGTTTGCCGGTGGTATGTTTGTAGATGGTTTTGCAGGCAATCTCGAATTCACCATAGACACTGTGGTCACTACCACGAGATTACTGGTATCGGGATTGGAGAGATTCCCTGAACTGCCTGCTTCGTTTATCGTGGCAGACAGTTCTTATAGAATCAACTATGTGCGAGATTTCGCTTATGATAAAGATGGCAGCACAGCCACTTTTGTGCTAGATGAAACCACCCCTTGGCCGTATCCTGTGTTTGTCTATGATTCAGCTGGCTGCTACCGAGATGTGGGATTGATCCTAGACGGATTTGGCTACGACATAGTTTTCGGAACGAATTTTTGGACCAGACAGAATGGTTTAACCTATAGGACTGCTCAGGCTGCGCTTGTGATTAATAACCAAAGATCTATCACACTCAGAGCCATAACATTGGCTCATAATTTGGTTAACAGTTATCTGACTGCCTATCCTACCATACAAACCTCAGTGACCCAGAGCAATGCCACTATCTCCGATATCATAGATAGAGGTGTATCTGGTGCCCCAACCCTGACATTTACACTGCCGCCCGGAGCCAGCTCAAATTTAACCAACGCATATACTCTATTAATGGCTAACAGAGATTATCTAGTCCAGGAATTGCAGGGTTGGGCCACAGCACAGATAGCAGGTAATATAGCACCTTGGGCCACTGGAGATACTTATAATACATCAAAATATCAGACTGATATGAGGAGCATGGCTGAAGCAGCCATACATGATCTCATATATGGTGGCAATGCTGCTGTGAGATTAACTGCGCTGAAATATTATAATAATCTCACTGGGGCTGCTCAGTTGTCGACTGGACAGCCCGCTCGTTGGGCATCGGCAGTGACATATCTCAGCTATCTAATGGGTCGAGTGTGCCAAAATCTTGCTCCGGCTGTGAGTTATTCCGCTCTATCAAGGACCACCGGATCAGCAGGATCAGCCGCTGAAGCATCAGCTATCAATACCAATCTCACTGCTGCTTCAAGTGCAATCAGCGCCAACAGTTATACCACAGCACAGTCTTTGATCACTCTGACTGCGCCCAGCACTTCGGGCTATACCGCAAACAACATCACTGCCAGGACCATCATCCAAACCAACAAGGCCACGGTGCAACAAGATGTGGTAGATTTCGTAGACGAATATGGCAACAAATATGAGTTGCTGATGCCAGGAAACAGATCTATGTTGGCCAATGACTTCACACAGATCAACGATCTTGGTTATGGTGCCTTTGCTACTAATGGTGGATTAATGGAATTGGTTTCTATGTTCACCTACTACTGCCATATCTCATATTATTCAGTAAACGGTGCCCAAATCAGATCTGTGGCGGGTTCTTCAGCGCACGGTGATTATGCCTTGGTTGCAGAAGGTGCTGATCCATTAGAAGTTCCAACTCCCACCACGGTCTATGAAGAATTTTCACAGAGAGTAGACTGTTATGCCCCTAGCCCATCCTATTACAACACTGCTGGAGGATTGTTCATATTTGTAAACAATTATGAATATGTGCCATTGGGTGGTTCGGAATTAGAGATCAAGCACAACTATACCATATATCGCTATCCTGTTACCTCAGTGACTACCACGGACCTACCCGCAGGAGTGGCTCGTTTGAATATCACAGCCGGAACCGGTTCCGGCGCTACAGGACTGTTCGATGTAGTAGCTGATGGCGCCAAGATGACCATGCGTCTCAACAACATAGTAAGACTCACTGGTGGTTTAGAGAATGTAGCAGTTAGACCTTCAACCGGTTTAAAATTGAGAGAAACCGCAGACTCTGTTTATCGTGTGCTGCAATTCACTTCAACCGTGGATGAAAACGGTCCTTATGAAATACTGGTCAGCACAGCTACACCAACGCTGTTCAAAGTTTTAGTAACGGTAACAACCATCGCTACCAATGTCTGCACCACCAGCGGTAATCATAAACTGCGTGTTGGTGATAAGTTTATTCCTACCAGCACTGCCAACGGTTTCACTTCAGGCACTACCTACTATATTCTTACTGTGCCTGCTTATAATCAGTTCACAGTGTCCACAGCGCCAGGCGGATCTACAACATCGTTGAGCAACGGATCGGGTCTTACAATCAAAGGAGCCAAGACACATAAACTGCTAGAAAATTACACCGTCAGTTTTCAAACTACAGGTTCACTGCCAAATCCACTCAACGGTGATTACACCTACTATGTGTTGGCCACTGACCTCACAGACACAGAGTTTTCCGTGTCTGAGGACAAGGCAGGCACAGCAGTTTCAATTACCAACACAGGCAGTGGTGTCCACAAATATGCGTTTGAAGGGCTGACTCTGACCAATCTCCGAGAAAACTATAACTATGTGGACCTCACTGTTTATACTCCGGGGGATTTTACCAGCGATTACAGCACAGGTAGAACATGTACCATAAGCGTGGCTAGCCCCGCAGTGGTAACTTTAAACTCTCATGGATTCTCAGCTGATCAGGCCATTAAATTCACAACCACTGGAAGTCTACCAACAGGTATCTCAGCTACCTCTAGATATTTCGTGCTATCCACGGGTCTAGGAGCCAACAGTTTCCGAATCAGCCTTACGCCAGGAGGCACAGCAGTTGATACCACAGGCACACAGGCTGGCACACAGGCTGTGGGCAGAGTCACAGGAAACACCGGAGACACCACCTTCGCAGTGGTAGGAGTGGGCTCAACTGAAATCAGCAGGGTAGCTGGTTCAAAATTTGTTTTCTTGGGTGAAGAATATATCGTCAGCACCTATCAATCCGAGGCAGTGACTAATCAACCATTTGCTAGGATAATATTGAATCGGGCGTTGATAAACCCTATCAACCAATTGTCATCGGCCTACACTATCAAATCAGCTGTGCCTATAAGATCCAGTGGTTCACTAGGCACATTAACCATACGTATTGCCCTAACACGTGTCACAGGTCACGATCTCTTAGAGATCGGCACAGGATCATACGCAGACACAAACTATCCAAAAGAGATCTATGGCCCTAGCGTGAATGCGCTGAATCCAGATGCCGAAACCGAAGAACGAGACGTTGGTCGCTGTTTCTATGTTACCACTGATCAATACGGTAATTTCCGAGTGGGTCCATACTTCGCAGTAGACCAAGGCACTGGACAGGTAACATTCTCATCCAGCATCGCTCTGTCAAATCTAGATGGTATTGGTTTTAAACGAGGTGTGCCTATTGCAGAGTTTTCGACAGATTCTGGATTCACTGACAATGCCACTGACACGGTGCCAACAGAAAACGCCACTCGCATCTACGTCGAACGTAGACTAGGTGTAACACACGATGGTTCTAATGTAGATGCCACACAACTGATTCCTGTCAACACAGGCGGATTCATGGCTCTGAGCGGTCAACTAGCCATGAAGGGCACTATGGACATGGCCAACAACAAGATTACAAATCTTACCAATCCAACCAGTGCTCAAGATGCTGTGAATCTTAGAAGCTTAACATTGGCCAACTTCCAGAACTGGGCTGGATCAAACGTCCAGGCCGGACAGTTCATAGTGTTTACCGGAGCTGGAAATACCATCATTAATGCTGATGTAACTGGTGATCTAACATTTGATCTCAGAACTGGCGTTGATTCATCTTTGAACAATGTAGATGTGCAATTAAATGCAGGAGTGGTCAACGACAACGAGGTCAATGCCAATGCTGCCATAGCTCAGAGCAAGTTGAACATGACCATAGCCACTGCCAGAGCTGCTGCTCCCACAGGCTCAGCAGCTGTCATACAGGCTGCCAGCGGACTATCAAGTTTTGACACTGCGCAGTTCACAGTGACCAACGGCTATGTAACAGTCAAGAACAATGGCTTGACCAAGGGTAAAATAGAACAGATAGCCACCAAAACAGTGTTGGGCAATTCTAGTTTGAGCACTGCAGACGTCAGTGAAGTCAGTTTCAGCACTGTGGTTGACTCAGGCCTGGCAGTTAAAAAGAGTCAATACAGTTCACTAGGTTTCCTTAGAAGAACAGGTGCTACCAATACCAGTGATGCAGATTACACAGTGATCGCAGGTTCTGCAGGATCTAGCGCATCAGTGGGAGCCAGTGAGATCATAGTACGTGATTCCAACGGAGATTTTGGTGGACGCATAATTGACATCAGCCAAGTTAAGATCGACACACAGGTGGCTGTTGACACAGCTACCACTGCCACTGGCGGCTACATACGATACTATGGATACAGCACTGCAGGCGGGGTATTGATTCAAAATGGTTCTTTGGCCGCTGATAAGAAAACTGCTTATTGGAACGACCTGCATCAATTCAAGACCCAGGATGGTGTTTCAGATGCTCCTATAACTGCTTCCAGCATACAGGTCACAACGTTAACCACAGGAGGTGCCACCACTGCTGGCACTATTACGGGACGTTGGACATTGAGCGGTACCAGTCCCAATGAATCTAGACTACAGGCCACCTACAGTGCAGACCTTGCTGAAAACTACGAAGGCGACAAAGAATATGAAGTCGGAACCGTATTGATATTCGGCGGCGAAAAAGAAGTTACCACTACTACTATGGAAAATGACACACGGGTAGCAGGTGTGGTTTCTAATACTGCTGCCTATACCATGTATGAAGCTTGTCCTGGGCATAAAAATCTTGTGGCTCTACAGGGGCGTGTGCCTTGTAAAGTAGTTGGTAAGATCAAGAAAGGAGATATTTTGGTTACATCTGGAATAGCCGGAGTTGCCACTGCTGCTCAAGGAGATGTCAAAGTTGGCGTAGTGGTCGGTAAAGCACTGAAAGACTATAACAGCGATCATATAGGTCTATTAGAAATAGCGGTAGGGAGAACATAATGTCATTACCAAATCCAAATATTACACCAGGTCGTCCGCCGCTGCTGTGGAGTGATGTGAACGATGCTTTTACAAAAATCAACGAAAATTTTGACAGTATAGCCGCGGCCCTGGCAGTGGCAGGACTTACTCCAATAGAGTTTACAACATTAGATACTTCACTGAAACCAACCACAGATAATCTATATGACATAGGAGATATCACACACAAATGGCGGGGGATATATGCCGGTGAACACACAGTGGACGATTCACTCAACGGGTTATGGGCAGGATCTGCACAGATCAAAGGTGTAGGTTTAACTATCAATCTCCCAGCTAATTCCACTGTGGGAGGAGACCCCATAACTGGTATTGGTACCAGTTTGATCATAGATCCCGCTAAAACTTTTTTCAAAGAAATACAGGTCGACAATGACCTCAGTGTAGTAGCGACAGCGTTTGGTTCCACAGTAAATTTATTATCAGGCTCTGGAATAGATCTCACAGTAAGTTCAGGAGCAGATTCCATTACAGTTGATAACACGGGCATACTATCAATATCAGCAGGCAGCGGTATGTCAGTGTCCACTGTCAGCGGAACTGCCACAGTTACCAACAGCGGAGTAAGGAGCCTACAGAGCACAGTGGCTTTGCCTTCAGGTAGAACCACAGGAGCTGGTATCAATATCAGTGGATCCACAGGAGATAATCTAAGAGTAACCAATACAGGGGTCATCAGTATATCATCAGGTGTGGGTATTACTGTGTCTCTGGATGCTGCCACAGGTGACGTTACTGTGACCAATTCTGCTCCAGCTGTAAACGCCTTCACACAGATAGAAATCAACGGCGACTCCGCGAATAGGCTACTGGCAGATGCTGTCAGCGACGTATTGAATATCAACAGTGGGGAGGGAATTACCCTTACAAAAAACACAACCACTGACACGTTCACTATCACAGTCAATCCAGTATTTGATCTAAAAGGCAGTGTGTTTGGTGATGATTCAAGCCTCATAGTCGATGCAGTGGGAAATAAGGTATATGCTAGTAATGGATTTGTTGGCAATCTCACAGGTAACGTCACAGGAACACTGACCGGTAGTGTGGTAGGAAATGCAGACACAGCCACAGCCGCTAGCACAGTAACGCTGACAGCAACCAATACCACTGCAGGAACCTATTACCCCACATTTGTAGACACGGCCACGGGTAATAGATCCGTTAGAACAGATACTAATCTAACTTATAATCCCAACACTAATACTTTAACTGCAGGTACATTTGCCACAGGATCTTTGACTATAACTGGCAGCACCATAGGAACAACAGATTCCAGTGGCATAGTCATAGAAGAACTGACCACATTCAACACAGATGTGACTTTTGAGAATGACATAACTGTATTACAAAGAATTAGTGTGAATGGCAGTAGAGTTATCAATTTAGCTGAATTAAAATCAATAGTGTCGGCCAGCACCAGTTTCAGTGATTTCCAGGCAAGAATAGCGGCAGCAGTATAATGGAGCCATAAATGACCAAACAAACTATCAACGTAGGCACAACAGCCAATGACAAGAAAGGCGATAGCCTACGGGCCGCGTTCCAAAAAGTAAATGCCAACTTCACTGAATTATATGTGGCACTGGGACTAGACAGCGGCGGATTGAATCTTGGAGCATTTGAATTCTCAGGTAGTGTGATCTCCACCACTGATAGCAGCACCATAGTAATTGATCAAGCAACCACTATAACCGGCGACCTAACTGTGAATGGAGATATAGTTGCCGGTGATCAAATCGTGTTCGGCACTGCCAAACTTAGAATAGCCAATGACGGAGCTATCTACGTCAATGATCAATTAGCAGCAACACCCGGTGGGTCACCAACTTGGAGTTCTATCACAGGTAAGCCCACGTTTGCCACAGTAGCAACATCAGGGGCCTATGCTGACCTATCAGGCCGGCCCTCAGACATCAGTCAATTCACAGATACAGGAAATTTATTAGCAGCATTGGTCAGTGTAGGCAGCACTCCTCCGGCCAGTCCTGCTACCGGCAAACTATGGTACGATACTAACAGTGGAAGGATGTATATCTATTACAGTGGCGCATGGGTTGATGCTAACCCCTAATCGAGGAGCGATATGTTAAGTTTTCCAAATAGTCCACGATCAGGACAGAGTTATGCGGCTCCTAATGGACAGATCTACGTGTTCGACGGAATAAAATGGTTAGGCACTACTGTCAGCGGCGGAGGTGGTGGCACCACAACAATAACGAACAACATTGAGAATCCTTTTACATTTAGTGTGGCCGCAGATGATTCAACTCAAAGAGAAGTATCCAGCGGTGAAGTAATTAAGTTCATCGGATCCGGATCAATTACCACTGCCAGCGATGCCGAAGGCAATATCACTATCACAGGTTCAGGCGGGGGCGGCGGTAGTACAGCCTGGGCCGACATTACTGGTAAACCTACAATACCTACATTAACCAGTCAGCTAACTAATGACAGTGGGTTTTTAACTTCAGTAGGTACTATCAGTTATAATGATTTATCAAATAAACCTAACCTTGCTGGCACATATCAATTTTCAGTAGCAGCAGATGATTCGACACAGAGATTAGTATCTACAGATGAAGTAATTAAATTCTCCGGTTCAACATACATTACCACAGCCAGTGATACAGAAGGAAACATTACTATTTCTTGGTCAGGTGATCAAGCAGTGTCAACTTCTTCTGCTGTTAAATTTAACACAGTACGTTCAAATATTTTAGCCCCTCTTACAGTAGGTGCCACACAGTATACAATTACAAATATACAAAGAGAAACTCCTTGGACAAATCCTTATATTACAGTCAGTGGTTCTTTGGCTCCGGGATTTACCAGCGGAGCTTTACTTGAGATTTCAGGAGTTACAACTCCTTCACAGGCCAACGGATCTTGGTATGTACAGTTCCGCAGTTCTAATTCTTTTAGGATTTATACCAATAGCGGATTAACCGTAGCACCTGATTCTACAAGTTGGGCTGCATATACTGGCAGCGGTATTGTTAAACTACCAGATACACCTACTGATTTAACCATAACTAACAATTCTTTTGTTTGGACTTTTGGTATAGATGGAACATTAAACTTGCCAGAAACTACCAGCGTTGGTAATGCTATAGTACAATCTGCTTATAATGTTCAAATTAACTCTAATGCCCAGTTATGGACATTTGGCACAGATGGCAGAACAACATTGCCCGGAGTTGGAGGATATTCTTATATTGACACTGACAGTCAGTTACAGATTAACGCTAACGGATCAATTTGGGCCTTTGGCACAGATGGCGTACTAACATTACCTAATGGTTCTACTATTGGCGACGGTGAATCAGGGACCGGTGTTCCAATAACCACAACCCGTGGTACTATATTACTAGGCAATCAAGCAGATTGTGCGGGCGGGGAAAGTCATTTCCACATAATGAAAGGTGGTCAGCAGGAGATTGATTTATTCTTAGGCGATGATAACAACTATGTAAAATTGCCAAGCACTGGCGGAGTTGAGATTTCCTCGTCAGAAATTGGTAGTCAACATTATTGGACATTTGGCACAGATGGTTCAATAACATTCCCTGACGCAACTGTACAGACCACAGCCTACACAGGCACAGCCAACATAGCAAGAAACATAGAATCGGAAGGTGATGTTAACGTCCGAGTCAACCTCACAGACTCAACACAGAATGTTTGGACCTTTGGCGAGGACGGCAGCTTTACTGTGCCCAATGGCATCAGTAGTTTTGCTAACTTTGAAGTAAAGATCAACGCTAATGATAGCACACTACAGACATTTAAGTTTGGTGAAGATGGTAGCATCACTCTACCTAACAACAGTCAGATCCGCACAGGTTCTACAACCTATGATGCGGCCTTGGCAATTTGGGAAAGCGCAAGACAACAGTTTGAACTTCAAGCAACAAATCTTGGAATTACTGCCACAGGCTGGCCGTTTATCGAGTGGCGAGTAAACGGTGAAAATGCTACTGAGTATTTGGCAGAACTCACTCGTGCTTGGCAAATACAACAACAATATCCCCAAGTTGATCCTCTGGTATTTGTTCCTCCTATTTCAGCCTCTGCCTACAATCAAATCAGAACCGCAATCACCACAGTTCGAACTGCCTACGGAAGTGTAGACTCGGGTGTGAGTATTTCATCAGGATTGGGTTATTCTTGGAATTTCAACGAGACTGGTACTCTAACTCTACCTGGTGCTACTACAATAATCGGCGGGGGCGCAAATACCTTTACTCTATACACCAACAGTCCTACTAACACCAACGGTCTCGAAGTAAGCAGTAATACCGAAACTAATTTGTTTAATCAGAGCAAGGTTAATATTATTGCCAATGTCAACGGTGTATCAAACAAGGTTTGGAAATTTGACACCGATGGTTCATTAACACTGCCCAGCGAGGGCAAGATCATCAATGGCTCTCATCAGTGGACATTTGGTTCAACTGGCCTAATATCATTAGGTGCTACCTACGGCGGCATATATGCTAATCAAACCACAGGCAGAATCAGCATTGGTGATTCTATTAGTTCAGGCGGTGTCGGTGCTGCGCCAAGTAAAGTGTTCTATGTTGGCGGTAATGATTGGGTGGCAAGGATCGCCGGATATGCTGATTCAAATGCTCCTGTGTGGACATTTGGTGACGACCGTAGCCTAAACATTCCAGGCAGCATTACCAGCAGCGGAGATATTGACATCGAGATTAATCTCACAGACTCAACTATGAGACGCTGGACGTTTGGTGAAGACGGCGACACCGTTATACCGGGAGATATCAAGAGTGATAGTGGTATCAACATTGAAATTAATCTTGCAGATTCAACAAAGCGCATATGGCAGTTTGGTGAGGATGGCAATTTAGAAACACCCGGAGATGTCACAGCCTCAGGAAACATCACAGGCAATATCCTAAAGATAGAAGATGGCGTACACGAAAAATCTCAGGCATTGTCGAGCGCCACAGGTGTAGTAACACACGACTGTTCGTTGGGACATGTATTCTATCATACAAGCCCATCAGCTAACTGGACTGCTAACTTTACCAATCTAAATCTTGCATCCGGTTATGCTACCACAGTTTCTTTGATCATTGTACAAGGCGGCACAGGATACTATCCTAATGCTGTACAGATTGCCGGTAGTGTTCAGACTATTCTTTGGCAGGGTAATACAACACCAACTGTGAGTACCAATAGAACTGATGTAGCTTCTTTTAGCATTATCAACAACTCAGGAACTTACGTAGTTCTTGGACAGATCACAGGATTCTAAGATGTTTGGATCGTTTACTGGTTCATTTAAATTTGGTCGTAGAAAGAAAATAGTTGTTGCTTCCGGTCCAGATTTAACGGGAACTACCCAAGTTGCCTGGACCGACAATACTTATTTTAACGCCTATAGTTCTCAATCAGGATCTACAACCTATCCTAGCTCACCTATCAGTTTCTATGGTAGTAACAATACCAGTTTCGGTTTATGGTATGCTCATAAAGCATTAACTGTTGCCGCAGACGGGGTTAATAGATTTGGATTTAATCCTCACTCTACTCAAGTCAGTTCTACTAGAACTTGGTATTATGCTATTAGCAGTTCTAGTACCCTAGCATCTTTTGGAACAACATCAACCATATTTAGATCAGAAGTCGCTGCATTAACCGGCGGAACTTTTCGAGAATTTACAGTTACGTCTGCTATAAGCATCCCTGCTGGTAGATATTTTTTAATAGGCTGTTATACCAACTATTTTAGAAACGTTAAAGATCTAGCAGCATCTCGTACCGCATACATCAACGGCGAACCCGTAGTAACTGCAATTAATCAAATCTACTGGGCTCCGCAGGGAGGAAATTCAGCAGGCGGTGTTCCTAACCAACTAGGCGGATCGAGAACAGATAACACCTTATACACGGGTAAAGTGTTTATGGACAGCATCAAATTTCAATTAGCATAAAACGGTAAATATACTAAAGAGAGCGGATTATGGCCATACAAACAATTAATATCGGAAACGTGGTAAACGACGGGCTGGGCGATGATCTACGCACGGCCTTCCAGAAAGTCAACGCAAACTTCACAGATTTAAGTGCGCAGTTAACTATCACTGCATCTAACGTAGGCACCACCGGTGTGGGAGTTTTCAAACAGAAAACTGGCACTAATTTAGAATTCAAGAAACTGATATCAGGCACAAAGATTCTACTGGATGAAACAGCCACTGCGGTGATAATCAATAACACAGCTCCAGATGCTTTTGTGAGATTTGACACAGACGCTGGATCAATGCTGGCCAGCACACATCAACAGATCACGTTGGCAGGAACATCTGCACCCGGATCTACCACTAGCAGAAAAGACATTGAAGTAACCAGCTTTGGTTCTACCGTTTCCTTCAAGACCATAATTCCTGTCACTGACATACTTACTTCCTATGATTTTGGCAGCATAACAGGTCAGTATAACAATGCCATGCAGGTTGCGTTCCAGGCCACTAATTTGGATTTTGGAACTATAACTCTTCCAGGAAGAATAGACCTAGACTGTGGCACGATAGTTTAAGGAGAACCAGATGATTACCTGGATCACTCCAGCAGGTAGACTTAATTTACTCACAGAAAGGATCACTATAGATATACCTTTATCTGCATCGTCTGATCATGGTGAAATAACTTATTCTCTAATAGCCGGTAATCTTCCTAGAGGTCTAAGATTATCCGATGGCCATATCAAAGGTTCTCCTACAGAAGTTCGCGTCTACACAGAAAGCAAATTCGTGATAAGAGCAGACGACGGTGCGGATCTAGAAGATCGAACCTTTTCGTTAGCTGTAGATGGTTCTGACGCACCTGTTTGGTTGACCAAAGAAGGATTCCTTAATGTTGGCCAAGGAGAGGCCTACTTTGTTCTAGATAATGCCAAGGTAGATTTCCAGCTCGAAGCCTACGACAGCGACGTGATAGCCGGAGACACACTGGAATTTTATCTAGTGCCCAATGGTGGACTGCTACCGCCTGGACTGAATTTAAGCAAAGACGGACGAATATCCGGATTTACTGATCCTATCTTCGCTCTGGAATATGACAGAGACACCACCGGTGGTTATGACACAGCTCCCCTAGATGTTACTCCATTGGACTACATTGAAGCGAGATCAAATGGTTATGACACATTCTACTACGACGATGTAACCTACGACTACAACGAACCTAGCAGGGTTCCAAGAAGACTGAGCAGGATCTATAACTTCGTGGTTGCTGTAACGGATGGAATATACACAATAAATAGGCTGTTCAAGATATATGTGGTCACTGAGGAGTTCTTACAAGCAGACAACAGTATAACACAGGTTGATACCAATTTATTCCAAGCAGATGCATCCAGTTTTAGGATTCCTATATGGATCACTGACAGTAATTTGGGCAGATTTAGAGCTAATAATTATGTAACTATTTTCTTAGAAGTCTATGATCCGCCAAGCCTCACAGGCACTATCACTTATTTCCTGCTAGCTCACAATCCAGATAATACCGATAGTGAAATTCCCCCAGGACTGGAGTTAGACACAGTCACAGGCAATTTGGCCGGAAAAGTTCCTTATCAGGCCAGAGTCAGCAAAACTTATAGATTCACAGTCAGAGCCACTAGTTTTCCGATTTCTTTGTCAAATGTATCCTACGATTATAAAGGTTCATGGAATGCTTCACCTAACTATTTTGTTAATGATGCTGTGTCATTCCTTGATATAGTTTATATCTGTATCAAAGCTCACAGAAATAGAGCTCCTACAGATCAAGAATATTGGTATCCCAGCACTACCCATGCTGACAAAACATTTTCTGTCACGGTGGTAGGAGAAATAGAAAGTGCTGTAGAATGGATCTCAGACAGTGACCTTGGCACCATAAAGCCCAATCAATCTAGCCAAAAATATGTAGAAGCCCGCAGTCTGCTCTATGGTGGTCGTATAGGTTTTCAATTTATCAGCGGCTCTTTGCCTCCTGGACTAAGTTTTTATCCCACAGGCCTAATAGAAGGCAAAGTCAAACAATTTGCCGACGATTCCGGTCCAGGTCTGACTAGATTCTATGAAAGAGCAGATAGTCTGGCTCCCGTTGAAGACAGTTCGACCCTATCCAGAGATTTTTCTTCCACGTTTGATGGTGGAGACACCACCTTTGATAAGATTTTTACCTTTACTGTTAGAGCCAGAGACAGCGTTAATTTTGCTGTGTTAGACAAAACTTTTTTCCTAAAGGTAATATCTGATACTACCAAAACATTCGCTAATCTATATCTCAAAGCATATCAGACCAAGAACAAGAGACTTGACTGGTATAATTTTATCACTGATTCGACTATATTCAAACCAACTGATTTATATAGATACGGAGATCCCAATTTCGGAGTGCAATCATCTATAAAAGTTTTGGTTTATGCAGGCATCGAAAGCGTCAAAGCCGTGAACTATGTCCAGGCCATGAGCAGAAATCACTACAATAAAAGATTGAAATTCGGAGATATAAAAACTTCCAAGGCCAAAGATCCCAACACTCAGGAAACGGTCTATGAAGTGATATATGTGGATGTGGTCGATGATTATGAAAAAAATGGTAGATCAATAAGTTCTACTATTAATCTTTCGGATCATATCAACAGCAAGGTCCTTATCAGCTACGATTCTATAAAAGCAGACAGTGATATTCCTTTTGTCAGTGATCGGGATCATCAAAGGATCTTTCCTAATTCTATAAAAAACATGAGAAAAAGAATAGCCGCGGTAGGTGACAACGACCGAGAATTCTTACCTTTATGGATGCGCAGCATACAAGATCAAGCAGCTTATGAGACCGGGTATACCAAAGCACTGATACTGTGTTACTGTCAACCAAACAGTGCTGTCAACGTTTTGGCCAGGATCAAGGCCAGTGGCTTCGATTTCAAAGCCATAGACTTTGAAGCAGATCGATATATAATAGATATCATAGACGGATCTATAGAGGATAAATACCTAGCATTTCCGCAACGTGGAGAAAAACTACCGTGACCAGCAATATTAATTACGCAGCAATAAATGAAAACTTTCCTGTAGCAGGGCAAGATAACGACACCCAGACATTCCGTGACAATTTTGACACGATCAAAACCAACTTTTCAGCAGCCAAGACAGAGATCCAGGATCTACAGGATAACTCAGCTAGGACAGATGAGTCCAATGATTTTTTATATAATGTAGTAGGCAGTCTCACGCTGCAGGATGCTTATCTAAGAAAGAAAGATTATGGCACCGCAATAGTGGCCGCCACACAGGAAATATCATTCAAACAGGCTCTGTATCACGTTATCAAGTTTGGAAACAACTGTGCTGTGTCTTTCATAGAATTTCCAACAGCGGTAGTAGATGCTGGCGGTCTAGGTCAAATGGGCAAAGCTACTCTAGAACTCTACGGAGATGGCACAGCTAGAACACTGACTTTTACCACCACAGGCAGCACAGTTATTAAAAAATCTTCTGGGTTTCCCGGAACCTTTACAGTAACATCTGCTACCAATCCTGTGTTTGTGGAAGTATGGCAACACAGCACAAACATTATATTTTTAAATTACCTAGGCACATTCAGCTGATGATTCATCCTTTTGTGGGCAATCTATCCGATCTAAAAGATCAGGATGTAGAAAACAAACTGATCGAATTGAACAAAAAATACCACACCGCTGTTCGTTTGGGCAGCAAAGATCTCTTGACACAGTTATATACTTGTATTACAATATACAGAGAAGAACTCGCAAAAAGAAACTCTCAGAAATTGAAACAAGCAGATAATGATTTAGGTCAATTGATCAATGTCGACTAACACACTCAACCAACTAATCGAAGGAGTCATCAGGCACGGTCCTGACATCCTAGATCACTGTCTCTGCTCCGACGATTTGACACAGTATATCAATCGAATAAATCAAGAACATCTGGATTATCCAATACCACCAAAAGTCATAGATTCCAAAAACTGGTTCATACCCCAAGAATACAAACACATGGATATAGAAGGATTTTTGCTAGATAAATGTCCAAAACAGAACTATGATCGATTGACACAAGAACTAGCTCTATATAGAAAACATGATATGATTCCTGTGCTACGCACCATGAAATATGTGGTAGATACTCTGAGATCTAATAACATAGTTTGGGGTGTAGGTAGAGGATCCAGCGTGGCCAGTTATGTGCTCTTTTTACTAGGGGTTCATAAGATAGACAGTGTTAAATACAAACTACCAATAGAAGAATTCTTCAAGGAGATATAAAATGGGAAGAACATACACAAGTATGCGTGGCAAAGAAGTAGACATGGAAAAAATGAATCTGCGTTTTGAAAAAACACCAGCAGTGGGCAATATGAAAGTAAATGCCCGGGGTGACGAGATCGGCGAGGGTGGCAAGATTGTTCGCACTCGAGAACAGGTCTTGGCAGATTACTATGCAAATAATCCCAGCGCACATAGAGAAGAAGTCGCGACCAGAGCCAATAAAAAGTGAGAGTTTAGATGGCCACACAATTCGAAGCACGACAAATGCAGGTGCGCCCCCTGCCGAGAGATATTCTAGTTTATAATATGGATATGGGCGAACAGAAGACCAGTTCAGGGATTATCATACAAAGCGACGACGGCAAAGCACATGGTGTTAAGCCGCGTTGGGCTCAGATTTATAAGATAGGAGATCAATGCCGATTGGAAGTCAAACCTGGTCAATGGATCCTTATCGAACACGGACGCTGGACCAGAAAGATCAAGATCGACGATGGTGAATCTATCAAAGAAGTTCAAAAGGTAGAAGTCGATTCTATTCTGGCTGTGTCAGATCAAAAACCCAACGATGTTTACATTGGAACAGAATTCTCCAATGGTTCTAGTCTAGACATCCGACCAGACGACTTTGTATAATGGGTTTCAAGAAAAATTGGGATGTCGCAGACATCTCTAATCAGATTCATTCTCTAACCAGAGAGTGTGTTAGTAATTACAACGACGGATTCACTGCCTTCGAGTGTAAAAAAGATCTCTACCAATTAAAACACTTAATTGATCACGCATTGAGTAGAGCCCCGAAATTCGGAGATATGGAACAGCAGTGGTTGACAGAACAAGAACAAAAGCGTATCATAAGATTACTAAAGTCTTAAGGAGAACCCGTGACTAATCCGTTTCGAGATCAAGAAAAGTTCATGCAGGCCTGCGATCAAAGCGTAGATGACTACGACTTTTCACAATATTCAATGTACCTTAAATTAATTGATGAAGAAGTTACTGAATTAAAACAGGCTGTAATCAATAACGATGATGTCGAACAATTAGATGCACTGATTGATATACTGGTTGTAACCATTGGTGCTATTCACTCAATGGGTGCTGATGCCGAAGGTGCATGGAAAGAAGTCATGCGAACTAATTTTGCTAAAATTGATAACGAAACAGGCAAGGTTCGCAAGCGTGAAGATGGCAAAGTTCTTAAACCTCTAGGATGGATACCTCCTAATCTTAAACCGTTTGTGGAGAAAAAATGAAAGAATTATGGGTAGAAAAATACCGTCCTAAGACTGTAGACGGATATGTGTTTAGAGATGATCATCAAAAGAAACAGATCTCGACCTGGATCAAAGATCAAAGTATCCCTCATCTATTGTTAAGCGGCACTGCCGGTATCGGTAAGACCACTCTCGCCAAGGTTCTGATTAATGAACTGGGTATAGAAGATTATGATGTTCTAGAGATAAACGCTAGTCGAACTAATTCTGTTGATGATGTCAGAGACAAAATCACAAACTTTGTTCAGATGATTCCTTTTGGTCCTTTTAAGGTGGTACTATTAGATGAAGCAGATTACCTATCTCCAAACGCTCAAGCGGCACTTCGAGGTGTTATGGAAGAATATCATGCAACCGCACGATTCATTCTTACTTGCAATTATCCTAACAGAATCATTCCTGCTCTGCATAGTCGATGTCAAGGATTCCACGTTGAACGAACAGATATTACTGAGTTTACCGCTCGTGTTGCTACTATTCTTGTTGAAGAAAATATTGAATTCGATCTTGACACACTAGATCTCTATGTCAAGGTCACATATCCAGACCTTAGAAAATGCATAAATCTCGTGCAACAAAACATCCAAGAAGGTAAATTGTCTCAGCCTAACAAAGGCGATAGCGGAGAAGCTGACTGGAAGTTTGACATGGTTGAACTTTTCAAGGCTGGCAAAATATCCGAAGCACGTAAAATGCTCTGTGGAAAACTACGTGCAGAAGAAATGGAAGAAGTATTTGTGTGGCTCTACAATAATCTTGAGATTTTCGGTTCAGAAGAAAATCAAGACAAAGCCATTCTTATAATTAAACAAGGTCTAGTAGATCATGCGCTGATTGTAGATCCAGAAATTAATTTGTCAGCCACATTGGTCAAACTATCTAAACTTGATGTCAGATAATCATTCTAATGTTGCCAAAGGCAAAGACAGTTTTGATTCTCATATAGGCGACAGTTTAATTGCATTTTTTAACAAAAATGTAACTCCTTATCCTACAGAAGTGGGATCCCCGGCATTTGATCTAATACCCATAGCAAAACAAAAAGATATCATGGTGAATGTGGCTCGTATGCACGGGCAACAAGAATACAACAGGATCATGGAATTAGTAGCTGTGCTTCAACGACAAGCTGCCAGCATCAAACGTAGATTAGAAATCACTAACTGGGTTCATGCTGCCAAGTATGAATTCCAAACATATCATGGCCAGATCTATTGGTTATGTTATGACACTAAAAAAAATTTATCAAGGTTGGTACACAACGGCCCTAATGATTGGAGCACTGGAGCTCCTGAAGATTGGGAATATATCTGCCGTGTAAAATGGTTAGGCGATTATACATGGGTAGAAGTAGATGAACAAGGAAATTCCATAGAATGAATGAAAGATACATGATCGTCACTTATATTAAAAAGCCCAATGGTATGTGGGACGAAGTGACTGAATTTAAAAATAATCTAAGATCAAAACATATTCAATCTGCCAAGGTCGTTTTAGATTTCAAGGAAAAGAAATGCGTAGTCAACAGCCTCAACAAGGAAGCCGGCTACGACGATATGTTGGAGTTCTATAAAAGAGTATTAGGGGATCGGCTGACCCCCTACCTCCCTAAAGATTAAGAATCACCGTATATAGCTAGGATCTCCTTGACCGCCTCATGGCGTTCTACATCCTGTATGTCAAAATGCACTATGTCGACATATCTGTGATTTTCAAAATTGTTGTAGAGCTGCAAAAACTCCAGCAGTCCATTGTTACTGGGTCGATCGGCCTGTTGTAAATCTCCAGTAACCACCATCTTGCTGCCCTGACCAAGACGTGTCAATAACATCTTCATCTGGCTGGGTGTGGCATTTTGCATTTCATCAGCGACAATCACTGCATTTTTAAAAGTTCTGCCTCGCATATATGCTAGAGGACTGGTTTCAATCACCCCCTCTTTTACAAAATTTTCTATTTCTCTAGCATTGAAGTTTTCAGCAAAAACATCAAAAATAGGCTTGGTCCAGGGCTCCATTTTCTGGTTAAGATCCCCGGGCAAGAATCCGTGTTGCTCATCAACACTTACAGCAGGTCGAGTTATTATGATCTTGTCTGCACCACCGTATTTTAATTGATCGATAGCCCACTGAACACCCAGCATGGTTTTACCCGTACCGGCTGGACCGATAGCGAATATAATCATTTTCTTGGGATCGTTTAGTTTTAGTAGATAAGTCTCTTGACTTAGATTCTTGGGATAGATTTGAACTCGTCTGCGTTTTTCGTTTAATCTATGATCGATATTTATAACGTTGCTGGGAAATCGTGGATCATACTGCTCTTTTTGCTGAACTTGCGTTCTTTTTCTCTTCATATAAGGTTAGCCCCCCTTTTTATGTGTTAGGCACGGACCCTAAACCGTAGTGTCCGCAGGCCGAACACAAAGTTATTTAACAATAGAGATTAAAAGTAATGTGTAATGATTAAATTTTCGCGATAAATACAAAGGGAGAAGCTATGGCAGACATTAAAGATATAATTAAAAACATAGAAAACATATACGGTTCTAACAATAGCTTGAATATGCTCAAGGACTTTGAGCGTGTCATAGACGAATTAGACGTATATGTATTCGATAACTGGCTCGATGGTGAATTAGTTTCAGGACCCAACGAGGGCCGTTATTTTGTAGAATGCACTTTTATGTGGCCTAAAGATCAAATGCCTGAACCGGCAGGTGGCAAGCGTTTATTAGAATACGGTTGCAAGGTACAGGTCGCAGAAAGCGAGATCGCAGAAGTAAGAAAAATCCGTAAACCAGAAGATATCCGAGTTGGGACTAGAAAAGGCAAGATCGATCACAAGCCTGTATGGATGATCAAGATTGCTATGCCTAAGAAGTTGATGAGTGATATCAACAGAGGCTATACAGAATTAGACAAAAACAAGATAGAAGACATAGTCAGCGCATCGGCAGTGAACGCTCACATCGATCCAGCAGAAATACAAGCACAGGAAATGGCAAATGCAGAACAACAACCAGCAGAAGCACCAGCAGCTTAACGAAGGACTACGTCCCGAGGACCTCAAAGAGATGGTGCGTAATACCTTTGATGTAGACACCTTCCGTTCCAAGATGGGCGAAGATCAAGATGTCTGTGTGGTCAGCTTCAAGGTAAAAGATCGTTCACCTGCTAAAGACCTAATGGAGTTTATCGAGAAGGGATATCCTTTCGTTCTAGATGCAGATGTAAGTTCAGGCGAAGACAACAAAGGTGAATATTCTGTATTTGTAGAAATCAGTCGCACATCTAAACTAGCAGAACAGATCAAGGAACTTACCTATGGTGTTAAAAAATTAACAGGCATTGAAGATTTCAAGTTCAAGTATTACAAAGAATCACAAATACACGAAGCCACCGAAGATAATTTCAAAAATCATATTCCCTCAACTTCCGGCGAATATAACGGTTATGTAAATAAAGTTAGAACTGAAGATATCAAACGATTTTTCACAAAGACCCTAATGGATGATTTGACCTTAGATGGAACTGTTATCACAATCCATAAGCCATTTAACAAACAGGTCAAATTAGAAATCATCAAAGACAGTGCAACAGAATCTATCCTAGAGGGAATAGAGGACGGTTATACTGTAGACGAAGCAGCTACCAGTGAAATGTTTTGGCTGACCAAAGTTTTAGGCGATTACAGCATCAATAAAGTTGGAGAGAATTTTGTTTTCAACAATGGTGATCGTTCTATGTTATTAAAAAGGATAGACTAATGAGCTTTACATTTGAATTTACCAAACAACAGCTAGGACAAATGATTCCTGGCAACCAGTATCTAGACCACTGGTTTGAAGCACTCTGCGAGATTCTTCCAGATTATGAAATCAATACACCACAGCGTGTGGCTGCTTTCGTAGCACAGTGCGCTCATGAATCAGGTGGATTCAAAATCCTAAAAGAAAATCTAAACTACAAAGCACCTAGCCTACGCAAGATTTTTCCTAAGTATTTCCCCGATGATGCCACAGCTAATCACTATGCTGCATTACCTAACAAGCAAGAAGCTATCGCTAACAAAATTTACGCTAACCGCATGGGCAATGGCGATGAGGCCAGTGGCGATGGATTCCGCTACTGCGGTCGTGGTCTGATCCAGTTGACTGGTAAGGAAAACTACACATGGTTCGCAGCATCATTAGACATTCCTGTAGAAGAAGCTTCTGAATATCTACAGACATTCGAAGGTGCTGTTCAATCAGCCTGTTGGTTCTGGGAAACAAACAATCTAAATCAATGGGCAGACAAAGGTGATATCCTTACATTGACCAAACGCATCAATGGTGGAACTATTGGTCTAGAAGATCGCATCAAACATTACAATCACGCCCTACATGTTCTAGGAGCCTAACATGTGGATGCTGGCTTGGGTACCTGATAGTTTTTTGCTGTATGTAGTCCATATGGTCTTGGCTATAGGTGCTGTAGGCGTTTTTCTTAGTTTCTTTTTACTGCACAGAGTAGTGCGTTGGTTTCCTGCACTAGCACCGTATCATTTACTAATTCAAATTGTCAGCGTGACACTGTTGGTTGCAGGTGTATACTTCAAAGGCGGCTACGACACTGAAGCAGCCTGGAGAGCAAAGGTCAAAGAAGCAGAAGCAAAAGTTGCCCAAGCAGAGAAAGCCAGCGTCGATCTAAACAAGCGCCTAGACGAAGAAAAGAAAAAGAAACAAAAAGTCCGAGTAGAATATTACAATACAGTTAAAACAGAAATTAAAGAAGTAGAAAAACTTATAGACTCTGATTGCAAGTTAGACCCTAAAGTTAACGAATTAGTTAATAAGGCTGCTAAAAATCCGGAGGCTAAAAAATGAAAAGACTAGCTCTCCTGCTTCCTGCAATTTTACTCACAGGTTGTTTGGCCACAGCACCAGTGGTGCCTAAATGGCCTGATGTTCCTAAGGATCTGTTAGAAGCCTGCCCTGATCTCAAAACAGTAGATCCTGCAAATGAAAAACTCAGCGTAGTGATCGACACTGTGGCTGATAATTACAAGCAATACTACGATTGCAGAGCAAAGGTAGATGATTGGATAACATGGTATAAAGGCCAGCAAAAAATTTGGGAAACACTTAAATAATCATAGCACATTCATAAGGAGCGATTAATGGCTAACCCAGTAGATACAGTATTAAAGATGTTCACGAAAGATGCGAAAGATCCAGATGCTCCAAAGCCAGCACCTGGTAGCCGCAGTGAACGTGAAGCTAAAATCAAAGACAAGGCAGGTATGGTTATCTCCGTATTTGCTCTATTCCTAGCAGTTAACAGTTGGTACAGTGGTAAATTGTCTAGCACAGTTTTAAACAATACACTAGGTGCTAATAATGCCTGGGCTCAGTATCAGGCAAAGAACAACAGATTGGTCAGTTACGAAATCGCCAGCAAGACAACCAATGATCCTAAACTACGTGCAGAATTCAAAGCAGAAGCTGTGAGAATGGATAGTGACAAGAAAGAAATCGCTGTGAATGCACGTAAGATGGAAGCAGATAGAGAGCTAGCAAAGAAATCTAGTCCATGGATAGGTTATGCCAGCACAGCCTATCAATTAGCCATCGTGGTATTATCAGCCAGTATCCTTGCGGTAAGCATGCCGATGTTTTGGAGTAGTTTTATCGTGGCAGGGATTGGGATAGCATTGAGCCTTAATGGATTATTCCTTTGGTTCTAAAATATTTAAGGAGCAATAAATGAGCGAAGAAATCAAAAGCGAAAGCGAAAAGAAAAAAGAAGATTGGATGAACAGCAAATGGCGTCCAATGATGGGTTGGATGTATATGTTTGTGTGTGCCATGGATATGGTGGTATTTCCTATTCTATGGAGTTTATTACAAACATTGACTCATACTCCTATCACACAATGGAATCCACTAACTCTACAAGGTGCAGGCTTATTCCACATTGCAATGGGTGCTGTGTTAGGTATCGCAGCTTTTGGTCGCACACAGGAAAAATTGCAAGGTGCGAACAATGGTGGAGCACAAACACCAGCAGCATTTAGTCCTACTCCATCGGCACCAAGCAGCTTCCCGGCTCCAACAGCACCAAGTTTCCCAGCAACAAGCACCTCAAGTAGCTTTGGCGGAAGCAACTTCAGCAGTGCGACGCCAGCAGCACCTATGATAAGCAGCACAGGTAAACCAATGCCTGTGCAACCCGCTCAACCAGAAATTTAAGGAGAAAGATATGAAACATCTTTTAGCATTAGTGATCGCAGCAGTATTTTCAACAGTGGCAGTAGCAGCAGATGCACCTGCAAAAACAGAAAAAGTTTGTATTAAAACCAAAGATGCCAAAACAGGCAAAGA